AAAGATGTACATCTGTTCCACCTCTATCAATTTTAATTGAAGTTGCAGTTTGCCAAAACATTTCGACAATCGATGCAGATACAGGAGTAGCTTCATTAGTTGCTTTAAGTTCAGCTAATGTTATTGCACCATCGGTAGTGTCTATATGTAATACACTTCTACCTTGTGAATTTGTAATTGAATTTGCCATAGTTTATCCTAAATTGTTAGCATTTCTTTATCAAAATAACTCATAATATCTTTAACTTTTACACCATGCTTTTTTGCAACTTTCTCTACATTCTTATCAAATGTTTTTAGAAAATCACCTGGCTCTTTCTCCAATGATGAAAAAGTATCATCGACTGCCTTCTTCATTTTAGGTGTAAGTTTCTTATATGTGGATGATTTTTTATGTTCATCCTTTTCTACTACCCATGTATTAAATTCTTTAAACTTCTTCATCTGCGGAATCCTCTATAGAGGTTTCGGGCTGAGCCTTCACTAAAGAATTTGCTACTTCAACTCGTTTTAAATCTAATGCTCCACCTATTTTTTGTGCCATTGTTGATTTAAAATGAGATTCAGCATCTACTTTATTATCTGAAACTAATGCTGAAATCATATTTGGTAATTCACTCATAATTTATTCTCCATTTAAAAATTTAATATTGTTCTTCTCCCTCTCCTTCAGGCGGTTCTTCGGGAGTTTCTTGATCTATTTGTTTTTGCATAAGTTCAATTTCATCATCGGACATTCTGAATACTTGTTTTTGTACATATTGTTTAGAAAACCAATTTCCTATAAATGGTTCTATAGTATTCAACATATCCATACGATCACGCAGGAGATCCATATCTCTCATTTCTGCATAATGACCATCTTTTAAATAATTATAAGAAATATTATCTCTAATATTTGCCCAATCATCTTCTGCAACAACACCTTTAAGTATTAGTTGTGTTTTAAGAATATCATTAAACAAAAAATTAAATTTATTCCTTAATTTTTGAACAAATTTAGTAAACTTTACTTCATCTCTAGATATTTCTGCACCACGACCTAAACTAAAACCACTTTCAGTTTCTAATCGACTGATAGGTATATTTAGTGATCTATATAATTTCTTTTGAAAATATAAAATATCATCTATTTCACCTAGATTCTGTCCTCCAGGCAATGTAGTAATTTCTGTTCCTCTACCACCTTCTCTACGAGGCAACCAGAAATCCTCTAACATACTCATTTGTTGTCTGTCATCCTTTATCTCACCAGTTGACGCATTGTACACCAACTTGTTACGATAACGATTCATAACATCTTTTAGATATTGTTCTGCCTTTACTTTAGGTAGATTTCCAACATCAATATAGAAAATTCTTCGTTCTGGTGCCCTTGCAATACGATAGATTACTACCGCATCTTCAATCATTCTTAACTGATTGACAGGCTTAATTGCTTTATGTAAATAAGATGTAACTAATGATTTTGATGGGTCAAATAATCCTGAAGGACAATTTGCAATCGCATCAGAAGTAATTTTAAGAGTTCCATTAGGTGAGGCTGCACTTGAAGTACTAGAAGTTGTACCTCCTTCATTAAATACATAAAAATCTTCTAATACTTTTATAGTAGGTGAACCTTTTGCCGTTAAACTCTTGTCTATCTTTCGTATTCTTTTTATTTTTAAGGCATCAATATACCTTAATTCTTGTATTCCTTTTTGTGGGTCATTTTCATCTATAATTTTATGATAATGAATCCTTCCATCAATATACCATCTTCTAAAGAGATCATGGGCCTTATTATTAAAATCCAACAAACGTAAAATTTGTTGAAATTCATCTCTAATTCTGGATTTTAATTTTGATGAATAAGGAAGATTATCAGTAGTAATTGATACAGATTCTTTATGTGCTTCTGTATTAATTGCTTCATTAACAATATCTTCTATTGCGAGGTCACATTCTGGATGTTCTGAAGTAGACCTATATCTTCTTATAAGATCTGATTCAGATTTAGTCTGACCTTCTATGTCTATAAATTCACTATAAAAACCAGCAGAGGTAGTAGCCCCATCTTCTGGATCGGGGAGAACAAAACTAGGTTGTTCTCCCTTATCCTTAGAAGTTCTAGTAATTTGAAACCCAAATAATTGTGCCATAATACTCCGTATTCATTATTTATCAACGTAAATATTTATACGAAATATTAAGTAGTAGTATTTGTCTCAAAAAACTGATAACGATAGGTTGCTTCAAATTCTTCTACTGCATCATTTGAATCATATCCTAAATCGATTTGACCTATTGTTAATGGCCATAATCCCCTAAAAGTATAGGATTTGATTACTTGTCCTGCTCTGTCAAGTTGGTCAACGAAAGCATCAACTTGATAATCAGAAGGATTTTCCAATCCACTATTATCAGAAGTTGCATTAACTGCGTTCATCCATCTTTCCATTGCATTACGAATGAGAAAGTCAGTATCATTAAATATAGTTGTAGTCCATGTATCAAATACACGATCTCCTGCAATATACAGATTTCTACCACGAAATGGTACAGGAACTTCTCCTAATGTCATTCCAGGCAAGTTTGTTGCTTTACAAAGAAAAGACATTGTTCGTGTCTCTCCTCCGACAGCTGCAAAGCCAGGAAAAGGCATAGTTACTTTGAATTGATTAGCTCGTGCTCCTCCACCTTTTAGTGTTGCTTTAAAGTCATTTATGTTTGCCATGTTTCCCCCTATGCTCCTACTACTTCACTAAACGCAACACCAGTTTTCGTGGCAATGAAGTTTAGAGAAATAAAGTTAATAGACCGAGCAGGCTTAACAAAAATGTCAGCAATAAACTCGTTACGATCAATAACACTTCCTGTGTTATTTGATTCGTCACATACTACGAGGAAATCTGTAATTCCCCTTCGACCTTGTACATCACGCAAGAAAGGTTCAACCATATTCCTAAATCCTGCTCTTGTGAATTCATCGTTGAATTCAAACAACTGAAATTTAGAAGCAGTAGAAATTGCTTTCTCTATTGTTATGAACAATCGTCTTACGTTGATACGATCAAACGCACTTGGTTTAGCTTGTGCAGTTTTATCCCCAAACAAGATAGTGCCTTGGCCGGGAAACGAACAAACTGGATTTATCCTTGCACGATACAAGATGTCTCTGTTGGCTTTCTGTGGATTATAAGCAAGTTTTACAACTCCTCTTACTTGACCACGATTAAAACCTCCAGGCGAGAACCATGCATCTGCAACCAGATCTGTCCTTGCACATAATCCTGCCATATCTCCGTTTAGTGGCACCCACCGATAAGTGTCATTGTACTTATCGTAAGTGTATTTGTACCCACTATCGAACATACCATAGGATGTTGAAGTTAATGCATCAAAATATGCTTTAACATTTGATGTTTGTGTTACTTCGTTTGCAACTGCGACTACATCACTTAACTCTGGTGAAACGAACGCGACTGCATCTTTTCTGTCAGTACACATATCCAAAGCATTTCCTGCTTTAGTTGCATCAGCTTTACCACAAATGAAAAGGTTTAAATCAACTGTTTCTGTATCTTTGAATCGGTCAATTCCATCCTTAATTTCTCCTGCGGTTAATGCATAATCATCTGCACCATTTATAAGTGAAATAGATGTGATGACTTCTGCGGCTGCAGAATATAATGTAACACCCTGTGCGAGTACAGTATTACCATATCCAGTATCAACTGCTGGATGATCCATCCAATATATGAAAGATGAACTATTATAAATTACATCCATATAGTAATTAGCTGCACCTTCATTTGTTCGTGCATCTATACATTTTGATACTCCTTCAAATTTTTCTAATACTTCGCCGGGAACACCTGAGATACCACCATCTTCATCTATTACAATGATATGCATCTCATCAGCTGTGGAAACACCAGACCTATCTTGAACATAAGTTGATGTGCCGGGAGCTGCAGAGAATTGATCGTAATATTCCCATCTCCTACGAACATTTGTATCGGCTGCAAGAGCAGACCTTAGTCCACCAGCAGTATTTGCAGTACCATATCTTTCAATGGTCATTTGATCATTACTATTATTCAATGCAGTTACTTTATATTCAGAACCATCTGCTTCGTGAAAGTGAACAATATCTCCGACATTGTACTTTGCAACTCCAGCACCAGCAGAACCTCCAGCTTTATCGATTACTACTACAGTTGCACCAACAGCTGCAATAGCATCAACAACACCAAGTGTTCCTGAACCTCCTGAGAATGTTTGTTCAAACTCAGCTGCACTTGGACACATAGCAACCTTTAAGTTGTTACCCCATGCCCCGGCAGTCCTAGCTGCCCATTGTCCTACACTTGCAGACCCATCACTATAGGGGCCCGTAGTGCCATCACCATCTTTCCAATGGTTGTTATTTTTTATTAACAATGCAGTACTTGTGCTGACAGCATTTTTGGCTGCACTTGCTGGTCTTACGACCCTCAATGCGTTACCATATCCTAGAAAAGCGGCTCCAGCCATCCAATCCTCAAATTGATTATCGGTTGACTGTGGTTCTCCAAAAATGGATACTAGCTCTTCTTCAGATGCGATTGCAGTTATAGTATCAGTTGGCCCCTTTTCTGCGGCCATAACTATACCAGCAATCGATGTTGCAACAGCAGGAACTACGTTTGTTAAATCTTTTTCTG